AAAGGTTATTGACTTAACCTTTTCGCGCTGGCTTTGGTCCTTCATACCCCTGAATATGATCCGGTTTCCTGTGACTTTGCTTTCCAGGGAAAGCGGGTTCATATTGATTTTCCAGAACCGGTCCGCATATTCACCATATAACCGATATACTGCAGCTTGAAGTTCTGCGAATGTACTGTCACGGTTCGTTTCCTCAACCTTTCGGACGACCAGCAGATTCGCGCCTTTGTACTTCGGATCCGATAGCTTTATGATGTAGTCCTGGGCGATATTGACCGACTTTCCGGAACCGGCAGATCCTTTCAGGATCCTGTAACGCTTTTTACACTCATTGACCGGCTTGAATACCTTGTTGAACTGCGCATTCGCCCTGATCTCAATTTTCGTTGTCGCCGTAATCATAATTGATCACCACCGTGACGGGGACGTTCGCGTCAACCTTGTCGTTGAACATTCCAAGGTGCTTTCCGCACAGTTCCAAGGCTTTCAGCTTATCAGCCAGGCGGATTTCGCGTTCTACGCCATCACCGTCTGGCGTAGGAATAACCTTCACCTTTACGGAAGCGATTGCTGCTGTGTCGTCTTCTGACGCACCTTCCGCGATCGTTGCACTGTCAAAGTTTATAACATCGGCAGCATTGACGAAGGCGATCCTGGCCAGTTCCCGAAGAACTCTGTCCTGGTTTATTCCGGTCCTTTTGGACCTTTCGGCCATCGCCTGTTCTATACGCGCGCGAATGTTAGGTTTTGACAAGTTTTCGCTTCCGATTTCCTTTGCCGTTTTCGGTGAATACCCCGCACGGATGGCGGCTTGCGTTGCATTCAGGTCAATAAGGTATTCCTCAATGAAGCGCTGTTGTTTGTCCGTCAGCTTTGCCACAGCCACCACCTTCCTTTCGTAATTATGGCAATAAAAAAGCGCCTGACGTATAATCAAGCGCTTATTTGCCATTGGGTATCAAGTGAAAAACCCCACTATCATGCTATCATAAAGTATTGGAAAATTTGTCCGCTTTTTTTCCACTCTTTCAATATTCGACTATCCCGTACATGGCGATGGTGAACTTATAAAGCGCCTGGTCTTTTATTTCATACACCCGCGACTTTTCATAATTCAGTTCTTCCATCAGCTTTTCGACGTGGTCTTTTGGTCTGTCTATGTAGAATCTGTCCAGGACAAGTCTTTCCGTTTTATCCAGTGAAGCAAGGCCCCTTTCGATCAGATCCAGCAGCGTTTTATTTGCCCTATACAGATATTGCAACCTTTCCTTTTCGACGATAATGTCAAGCAGGTTGTCTTCATATCTGCTGGATCCTCCTTTCACCGGAACCTTATCTGTCGCTGCTCCTTTGATGGATTCGAACCTGCAGCGCAGCGCTTCCATCCGCTCCGGTATGCTTTCCAGGCTTGCTTTCAGATGGTTATATTTGCGAAGATCTTGAATTGCGCAGTCTGACCATTTCATAGTTCAACCTCACTTTCATTGCGTATTTCAGAACGGAAGTTCATCGTCGTCATCGACTTCCGTGAACCCCTCATATGCCAATCCGTAATCGGTGTCATCATTTGCCTGGCGTTTGCTGTCAGCGAAATGTACTTCTTCGGCGATGATCTCCGTTTTCTTTCTCTTTTGTCCGTTGTCGTCTTCCCAGGTCCTTGTCTGTATCGGTCCGATCACGACCACCCTGGATCCTTTGGTGAAGTATTGGCCACAGAATTCCGCTGTCTTCCTCCACGCGACTATTTCCAGGAAGTCCGTTTTGTCCTTTGCCATTCTGCGGTCCACTGCCAGGGTGAAGGTACATACTGCGACGCCTGCCTGTGTGTATCGCAGTTCCGGATCCCTGGTCAACCTCCCCATTAAAAACGCTTTGTTCAATTTTTCTCACCCCATTCAATCATTTTTTCAACGTCCTTCATCATCAGTTCCAGAAGTTTTATATAATCTTCTGGCGAAAGCGTTTTTTTCAGCATTTCGTGAATTTCCTTTACGTCCATACTGCACATCCTTTCAGAATTTCTTCCCGTGCTTATATGGGCGGTTCTTGTTGAATTCCATCTTGACCCTGATGGCCTGTTCCAGATCGATCCCGTATCTGCCGCAGGCGTCAAAGATCCTGATCACGCAGTCGGCCAGTTCGGAAGGAATTCCGCAGGGTTTCGCGAATCTGCATTTGTTCGGTCTGTCTGAACAGCAGGCGCCACATACATATTGATCATCAGGACACGCCTGTGGATTTTTGCATTCATAATATGTAACATTGGCGTCATTTCCGGCCCTGGCTTCTTCCAGCGCTTCGGAAAGTTCGCTGTGCATAAGTGCGATCACTTCACCGAAGGACTTTTCATCATCCCACCAGCCTTTCGATATGGCCGTTTCGTGTGCTTCCTTTACCATGTCATTTATTCTCATGCTTCTTTTGCTCCTTTCATGTTTTCCGGGAATTGCTGCAGCGGCCTTAAATCATAATCAGGTCCCATGATCTTCTGGACGCTGTCTTTCAGGAATACCGGTGTTTTTGCTTCATGGCACTGTTTAACCAGGCCGGTGATCCATTCCCTTTCCGGAATAACCTTTCCGGATCTGTTGCCCGTTTCTGCTCCGATGATCACCCATTTAATGTTCCGGATCATGTTGTTGTCATCATCCGGGAATTGGGCCATGATCGGTTCTATGCTGACGAAGGTATTCATGCCATCACAATAGAAGAATAGATCTTCCGGTACCGTGACCGTGGATCCGAACCAGAAGTTCGGTTCTGGTTTCAGGATCCCTTCCAGGATCAGGTCCATGTACCTGGCTGGGTTCTTCGTCAGGAATATATAAGTATGCCACGGCGCCTTTGCACAGGCTTTGAATACTTCCTGGATCCATTCGTTCGGAACCCATTCGCCGAACAGGTCAGCCATGCTGCACACGAAGATCGTGGTCGGTTTCTTCCTCCTTAAAGGTTCCTCAAGTTTGTAAGTGTGGAATGTCGGAGCGAACTCAAACGGGAACGGGGCTTTTCGTACTATTCCGGTAGCGTCTCGCTTATACATGGGTTTTTTGATGATGTAACAACCGGACTCAAAGTCGAAAGTTGTATTATAAAGCGGATCATATCCCGAAAAACGCTCCGCCTGTCTGTTTGCGTAACAATACGGGCACCTGTGCAAACATCCTGTGACTGGGTTCCATGTCATGTCAGTCCATTCGATCTTTGTTTTGTTCACTTTTTATCCCTCCTTCAAATTGATGTTCACTTCATTTCCCCATACGTCCCAGCCTGGCGTTTCCGCTCTTGCGAATAACTCTATTCGTGGCAGATCCCCCATAAGCTGAACGATTCTATCGCGTGTAATATCAGGCTTTTTGCTGTGTTCTTCGACCGGCGCGTCGATAATGCTGTGAACGGATTTAGATATCCGCTTCGGCTTGCCTTTGGTTGCGATGATACATATTTCAGCATTCGCCCTGGTCCAGTGGCCAAGGCCCCAGAACCATGTATCAGACTTTTTATTCCTTTTCACCCAAGTGAACCCGACGGTCTTATATTTGAACCCCCAGGCTTTAATGGTTTCCAGTGCTTCATTTAGGCATGGGTATGTGGCCCACATGAACAGAACACAATCATCCGCTGCCAACCCCCCCACAGGAAGCCTTTTGATTTCATCAATTTTCATGGTCTGATAATGCGATTCTGCAGTTCTGCCGCCTTCTTTTTTATTCCACACCTTATATGACCACGGCGGATCCGCATATATGATGTTGTACTTCTTATCAGGGAACGGTATCACAGGATCGCCCCCTTGAATATTACTTGCTTTCCGATGGCTTCTGCTCTTTCAATCTCCGCAGCCATTCCTGACGTAATCACTTCGCCGCACACCCAGACTTCGTCGGCCAGTTCAAGCATTTTCAGTCCTGCTGTCAATCCTTTTTCGCGATCTGTGGCTTCATCCAGGATCCCGTGCAGCATAACGTGGCTTGCGATCGGTACATGTCCGGCGGCAGCTGCAGCTTTGCAGTATGAAACAGCTTTTTTGTAGTTTTCTTCCTTGCCCTGGTATGGGCTGCATATGTAAACTATCATTGCAACACCATCCTTTCCATGGCCAGGGCCAGGGTATAGTCTGAAAAACACTGTTCGTGATACACGTCCGCTGTCAACACCACCAGGTAATCGTCCCCGTATCCGTCGTCACCGTACTGGCGGCCAGCCATTTCATTGATCCGGTCCAGCTTCTTCCTGGCGTATTCTTCGGCCCTGGGCCACAGTTCATTCGGGATCTGTTCTCCGATATATGCTTCAACCTTGCTTTTCAGTGTCGCGCTATCCACAAGGCCACCCCCTTACTTAACGATCCGAAGTTCCAGCCATGGGAATTTTGCTTCCCACAGCTTCTTCTTAATTTTGAAGTCCTTTGTTTCAACGCCCTTTACGTCCTCGACCCAGATCTGACCATCCTTGCCGCATATCATGAAGTCCGGCCTGTATCTGATCCCTTCTTCCAGGACGAAGCTGGGCTGTATAGTAAAGCCTATAATTTCACCTGCTGCCTGTAGCAATTTCAGTTCATTGTATCTTCTGGCTTCTGCCTTACTATCGAATACATGGCCATCGACTTCCGTTTTCTTGTTGTTGTACTTCGAAGCCTTTCCGGCCCTGGCCATATATGCGTTGTACTGTTTACCTGACCATCGTGTCACTATAACACCCCTTTCATAAACCCAGTAATTCCTGACGTTCAGCGAACTGCTTTTTCAATCCCTCACGGCGGCGGCTGTTTCCGTCAACCTTCACCGGATGGCACATTTCCAGGACGCGGTCATATATTCTCGCATATCTGATGTCAGGCGGGTTCTTTATAAGTTCAATATCAATATTTGTGGTCACTATAAGAGGAAGTCCGGATCTGTATCTGGCGTCAATGATGTTGTAAACCTGTTCAAGCATGAATTCCGACTGCCGTTCCGCTCCCAGATCGTCGATGATCAGCAGCGGAAATTTCTGCAGTTCGTCCAGATAATGTTGCCGGTCCTCTGTATAAAGTGTCTGGATTTTGTTAATAATACGGATGAAGTTAGTCATCAGCACCGGGATCCCCTTATCAATCAGGGCGTTTGCGATACATGCTGCATAATAGGTCTTGCCGGTACCGACGTTCCCATATAAGAGAAGGCCCAGGTTCTTTTCCTTCATTTCCTGGAAGTTATCAGCATACCGCTTCATTGCGTCGGACAGCTTCGGGTTCTTCCTGTCGTCATTTTCGAAGGTCCAGCTTTCAAATTCAGCGTCGCTGATACCGATCTTCCGGATCTCTCTGACACGGCGTTCGAACTGTTCACGTTCCAGGCGTTCTTCTTCGGCCTTTAATTCATCCCGCCGATGTTTGCAGGTAATGGGAACGACTATGGTTTTTGATTCATCACCGGGAAGCTGCAGCCGGTACTGCTTCGGTGTGTGGCATTTACCACACACCAGCAGTCCATCTTCTCCTATATAATCGCCATCATCCATATTGGCGGCCTGAACATTTTTGGCCATGCTTTGAATAATGCTGTAAATATCGTCCACTGTGTCACCCCCATCAGAAGAATTCATCAAGATCATTCCTTCTGGGCTTTGTAACGGCAATATCACATTCGTCTTTCCACCGCTCACCGTTCAGGAATGTTGCCGGGTATGGTATGTATTGGCCGCCGTCTTTGGTCCACTGGGTTGACAGCTTCCACCTTTCAACGCCTTCAATGATTTGAAGGGTTAGTGTTTCATCGGGTTTCAGCTTATTCCAGGCTTTGACTGCGTCCTTTTTACCAACCTTTCGCGGATAAACGGCCCAGAAGCGATCGAACAGGTCCTGTTCTGGCTCTTTCTCTTTCTCTGAATCTTTACTCTTTTTCTTACTCTTACTCTTACTCTTACTCTGTGTTTCAGTTTTGTTGCTTGAAGTTTCTTCGGCGTTACTTGTCGTTTCATCGGTGTTACATTGTAACGCTTTTTTGATGTTTTCCCTGTATTTTCGAACCCTGGCCGTGCTGTCAGCTTCGCTGCCGACCATGTTTGGAAGTCCGGTCATGAATATCGTGCCATCGTCATCGATTTCCATTAGGCCATAACGCTTGAATATGTCGATGGCCTGCCCGACGATTTCCAGGTCAGTGTTAGTCACAACAGAAAGCATTTGTTCATCGTAGGGGATCGCTTGACTGAAACGAAGGGCGCCATCGTGATCGATACTTTCCACCAGCAATTTCAGATAAAAGAGTACATATTCCTTGCCTTTTCCGTTGTCCAGGGCTTCAATGATCCGGATGTCATGTCTTTTGAAGAAGTTCCGGTCCAGTTTCAGCCAGTAGAACCTTTTTGCTTCACTCACAAGCGATCACCCCCTTTGTTTTGACCTCACATTATTTCGCTTTTCTTTGGCAGGCTCTGCACATTTCCTGGCCGTACTTCTTCATCGAATATTCTTTTTCAGCCTGGCTGATCGGCCCGCCACATGATGGACAGATCATCGCCCCAGGCGCTTCCTGCTGGCCGCTGGCCGGTGTATTTTCTTCCGGCGGTTTATTAGTATTACCGGCAGACTTTGACGCGCCAGCGCGTCCTGTGCGGCCTGTGGGTGCCTTTGCTGTGCCATTGGTAGAAAATCGAACATTCCCGTTCTTGTCGGTCAACGTCAGGGAAGTGATCACACGATCTTCTGAATACTGGATATCGGCCACCGTGAATTTGACATTGGGACTGACGCGGATGACCTGCTTTCCGCCGACATTCTCCGTGTAGTATTCGTCTTCCGATAACTCAACCCATATGAAAGGCGCTGTGTAAAGTTCACGACCGATCCCGATGTTAAAACCGGCCCGCTTGAATGCGTCGGAAGCCTGGCCTTTTTCCTTTTCTGTGTTGCTCTCGACGCCGACGTCCTGCTTTGATATCCATTCGCCGGTTTCTTTGTCGCGAATGCTGATAGTGCAGAATAGGTTCCCGTTGATCAGTTCATGGGATCTTTTCCACCCGTAGATCCCGAAGACTTCGTCCAGGATCTTCATGTCAACACGGGCGTCCTTGTAAAGAAGAAGGACCGCGCCCACGGTTCCATTCCTTGTTTTGCTGACGCTCTGGACGCGGACATCAATTTCATTGGCATTAAGAAGCCGGATTTCAGGTCCTTTACTTTCGTTCACTGTTTGGCACCACCTTTTCTTTGTAATAGCTGCAGAATTCACAGGCTGCGCAGTAGTCAAGGCATTTCTTATCTTCACCAGGGCGGATCACTATTTCATCACCGCCGTTTTCTGCCTTCCACTGTTCGGCTTCCTCCATACTGTCAAGGACACGAAGGGCGGTTTTGCGGCCTTTTTTCATGACTGCGAACTTATCGCCGGAATTGAATCTTTCGTCAGGTGTGCAGACCGGAAGTTCATCATCCGGAAGTTTTTCCGCTGCAGCGATTTCTTCGAACCTGGCCTGCAGCCATTCTTCGCATTCTTTGAAGTCATCATCAGTGAAATTGAACTTCACAACCTGAACAGGGAACTGCGGGTAATCATACTTGATTTTTGCGTCGCGCTTGCTGTGGTCTTTCAGGAAAGCCACTATCTGGCCGCCCTGGGCGTCAAAACCGATTTTTCGAAGCATTAAGCAGTATATAAGGATCTGGCGGCGCCAGTCTTCAAAGTCACCGAATATGATCTTCCAGACGGAAGCTGTCTTGTAGTCAGTGACGATCTTTGTTTCGTCGTTGTAAAGGTCAAACTGGCCGGAAAGGATATAATCACCGATTGGCACCTTGATCCTTTCTTCTTTCAGTTCGTGACCAAGTTCCTGGTGCTTTTCCAGGATCCCGTGTACTGCAGTTCCGAACAGCAGCCACACCATGTCGGAAACATCGCGTTCGATCTCTTTGTGGTGTCTGCGTTCCAGGATGGTTTCCCGGATCCCTTTCAGAAGGGAAGTGACACGGTATTCATTCGGTTCATATACATAGTCCCGCTGTGCAAGGCTTACGAACGGGGAAGGAAGGTTCAGCTTATTTGTGATGATCATTCTGCTTTCCTCCCTTCGTATTCAGCGATCTGCTTTTCAAGTTCAGCGATCTTCGCTTCCAGCTTATTTTTCAGGGCCTCATGCTTGTCCTTTTCTTTCATATAGCTGTCGAACCACATGTCGCTGGTAGATTTTGCAGAAGCAAGTTCCTTTTTCAATCCGTGAATCTCTATTGCCTGATTGGCGATAATTTCTCTCAATTCATTAACATCGTTAACAGTGTTATTGTTCATACTTGAATATCTCCTTTCGATTTGTTATAATTTAGGAATAAATGTTCATACTTGACGGTTTTGGCTGCTGCGCTTTGTGGTGATTGCGTAGCAGTCTTTTTCTTTACGTTCGATCACGATGTAGTCTTCACCCAGAAGAAGCAGTCCCTTTATGGCCTGGCATAACTGAACGATCGACAGGTGAAGCAGCTTATTCTTCATAGCTTTCACCCCCTGGTTCTTTCAGTGTGGCCACGATCTCCTGGAACATGTCCCTGGCTTCCGATACAGCAGCGACGATCAGAACGAACAGAAGTGGAAGCAGGTATTCGCCACCGATCCCGAAATAGCCGCGTTCTTTGTAGGCCGCTTCGATAGCTGCAGGCATAAGAACGAACCCTGCAAGCGCTGCGATTATGTATGCGATGTTCTTCTTGAACCAACCGATAGGGCTTGTCCTCTTTATGGGCCTGCTGTCCTGGCGGTTCTTCTTGCCTGTGCAGTGCGGGCATACATAACCGGAAGATGGGATCTTTGCCTGGCTGCTGACGTTCCAGGACTTTCCGCATTTAACGCATGTCTGGCGGTTTCCTTTGCACCTCACACATCGCACCCCTTTTGGCCTTCGGCCTATACCCTGGCGCCGTGTTCTCTGGCCCAGTCTTTAACGGCCTGAACACTGATGGTGCCACCGGCTTCCGGAAGCGTTGCGATGAATTCAGCCTTGAATTTCTGATATAAAGGTTCTGCCTGCTCCTGGCCGATCACACACGAAAGAGCATTCAGGGCCAGTTCAGCAGGGCCGCTTCCTCCATATCCCCAGGCGAACCCCGTCGGGCTGTGCCTTACGATCCTGTGGGGAATGTTAGTCACCATTTCACCGTTTTCCAATCTGCAGACTATTGCCGGACCGATATTACATGGCCCAAGCATAGCCACCTTTTCTTTGTGGTCCGCTCCTTTGTCACCTTTATGGACCACGATCCCTTCTTTTGCTGCGCACACCTTGCCATATCCGACTTCGACATATACTGGATTTTTCAGCGTCCTTCCGCAGCGCTTACACCTTGATACCTCTGACATTTTCAACCCTCCTTGATTATTTGATAGCTTTCATCCACCGATAGGCCGGTCATGAATCTGACGCAGCCTTCCTTGAACTGCTTTTCATCAATGGCCTTCTGGCCGATAACCTCCTTTCCGATTTCGTTGCCTTTGCGATCAATGCTGATCCTTAAAACATCCAGCTTCATCCCTCACCATCCCTTTACTTCGTTTTTCTGGATTCTTCGAATTCGGCCAGGTCCTGCGGTGTTATGCGGTACAGCTTGCCGATTTTGATGGCCCGAAGTTTCTTCTCGCGGATCCAGGCCCAGACTGTAATTACCTTGACGCCGTACTTCTGCGCGACTTCTTCGCAGGTCAGATATTTTTCCACAATTTTCCCTCCTTTACTTGATTTTTGTTCGGTTTAGTTATATAATTGTAGTGGCGAACATAAATATAACTATACCGAAACCGATGAAAAGCGAATTTCATTGGGTGTGTTTTTTATTCTCTTTTATTCGGTCACTCTCATTATAATTCGGTTTTCTTCGGTTGTCAATAGTTAAATTCTCTTTTGTTCAGTAAAATTTAGGGGGAAGAAGGATGTTTTTTGATCAAGTCCAGAAGTTATGCGCCGAAAAAGGCATATCGGTGACGAAATTGGCTGAAGAACTGGGCCTGTCATCGTCCACAACGAACGGATGGAAGAACGGTGCAGAACCGCGACCGGCCACCCTGAAAAAAGTTGCTGATTACTTCGGCGTGACAACCGAATATTTATTGACAGGCGAAGGACCGAAGACTATTGCCACTAATATTCAGAACAGTAATGTAATTCAGAACGTACACGCACCGGTTATGATCAAGAATGGTGTCGAACGCGAATTGTCAGAACAGGAAATTGAACTGCTCCGGATTTTCAAGCAGTTGGATGTTAAAAGGCGGGTACAGCTTATGTCCTATGCTTACAAGCTGGAAGAAGAATCAAAGTAAAGGAAGGATGGTATTATGTTTTTTAATAAGAAAAAAGGACCTGAAACACCGCAGGTCAGGGCCATGTATTATATAGGTTTACCAGGCTTCAATCAGAATTTTGCATGTGATCTTATAAAAGAAAACGACCTTCTTATCATCCGTCAAGTCAAGCCGCAGGCCCAGGCCAGCATGTCATTATCACAGATCCAGTCCATCGATGTAATTCCTGAAAACGACTTTATGACAAGATATCAACACACCAACGCACCGGCGCCGAAAGATCAGTCAGGCTTTTGGAAAATGTATATGGTCATCAATTACATGGGATCCGACGGCCAGCAGAAGATGATCGCCTTCTGGGTGTCCAATTTGGAAATAACGAAGCTGAATAATTTTGTGGCTGCTATTCAAGAAAATAGTCCTGTCCAGAATTACGTCCTTTGATGGATAGCCAGGGGGTGATCCATTGAATGCCGTAATATACGCAAGATACAGCAGCGACAACCAGCGTGAAGAATCGATCGACGCCCAGGTCAGGGCCATAAAAGATTTCGCTGCCAGGGAAGGAATAAACATAATAAGGATATACGCCGATGAAGCGAAGTCGGCCACGACGGACCAGCGGCCGCAGTTCCTGGACATGATGAAGGACGCAGAAACAGGAATGTTTCAGGCCGTGATCGTCCATAAACTGGACCGGTTCAGCAGGGATCGCTTTGACAGTGCATACTATAAGCGCCATTTGAAGAAGTGCGGCGTCCGGTTGATATCGGTCCTTGAAAACCTGGATGACAGTCCCGAATCGATTATCCTGGAAAGTGTCCTGGAAGGCATGGCCGAATATTACAGCAAGAACCTTTCCCGTGAAGTAATGAAGGGCATGAAGGAAACAGCGTACCAGTGCAAGCACACCGGCGGGATCCCTCCGCTGGGTTTCGATGTCGGCCCTGATAAATCATATGTGATTAACGAATGGGAAGCGGAAGCTGTCCGGATGATATTTGAAATGTTCGCCGATGGGAAAGGGTATAGCGCGATCATCGACGCGCTGAATGCGAAAGGATATAAGACGAAAGCGGGGAAGACGTTCGGAAAGAACAGTATTCATGATCTGCTGACGAATGAAAAATACATCGGTGTGTTTGTGTTCAATAAGGTTTATAACAAGATAAACGGGAAGCGGAATGGCCATAAATTGAAGCCCGATGATGAAATTATCCGGATCCCCGGAGGATGTCCGGCCATAGTTTCCCAGGAACTTTGGGAAAGGGTGAAAAAGAGATTGGAAGCCAATAAGCGCGCCAGCGGCGCATATTCTGCGAAAGCCGTGTATATTTTGTCCGGCCGTATTTTCTGCGGCAAGTGTGGCGCTGCCATGACCGGCAAGCGGGCCAGGATGGGCCGGAATAAAACCGTGTACAGTTATTATGAATGCAGCGCCAGGAAGTCGAAACGGACCTGTGATATGAAGCCGATCAATAAGGATTTCGTTGAACAGAAGGTCATCGACGCCCTTTATGATAATTTGTTCTGTGATGAAGTAATCGAAGCGGCCACAGATATGATCTACAATCATGCAGCTTCCCGGAATACAGAGATCCCAGAAATGATCAAGAAATATGAAAAGCAGCTTCAAACAGTGGAATTTGAGATTTCCAATATAGTGAACGCCATCGCCAAGGGCATGTTCCACGAATCAATGAAAGCGAAGATGGACGAACTGGAAGCGTCAAAGGCCCAGCTTATGATCCGGATCGAAGAAGCGAAGCTGCAGCAGCAGTCACATTCTTTGACCAGGGAACAGATATATGCTTTCCTGGCCAGGTATAGGAACATAAAAGAAATGACACCTGAACAGCAGAAGACTGCCATCCAGGTGTTCGTTGAACGCGTGACTGTATATGAAGATAAGATCGACATGGACATTTTGACGGTACCAGGAAAAGGTCCTGGACCCGGTAAAAATAAAAAAACCGCCAGTGATAACACTGACAGTTCTATCGAAAGCAACATGCCGGAAAATGGCCATTCTGGCCTTTCCGGTGATAGTTGCACCTTGATGGTGGAGGCGA